AAGCCCCGCCGGAGCAGGGCTTTCTACTAATTACTGTTTTTAATTAGAAACAACTCTGTAAATAGTGAGCTTATCGTTTTTCAAAAAGACGACTAAAGTTTCTTGGACTTTCGTTGGTGAATTCATATTTTAATGATATCATTCTTTGCTTCGTTATTTGAGTGTTTGTTTTGTTTATATAAGGATTATTAGTCCTCTTTAAAACCCAATTTATCATTGTTATTTATAGCAAATACTTCAAGTTCTTTATAATCATATCCATGCATTTTAGTAAAAGTTAATCGATAGTTATACCAACCACGAACGCCTTCCCAAAATCTTTGTTCAGTCTCAGCTGCTAAGTCAGTTAGCTCCTCATTTGTTAGAAGAAAACTTAAAACTCCTAATGGCATATATACAACACTATTATATGTTGACTCTTTGTCTTCACCATACTCTTGTAACAAATCTTGAAATTGCTTGATAATTTTAGAAACACCGTCACCAGAGTAGTGATCAACTTGCCCATAAGCGTTTCTAATCCTTGGACAGTAATCATCTACATTTGTAATAGTCCCAAATGTCCTGCATACCATTGGGCGATACCCATAGATAGTGCATCCACCTTTGTAAAATGCGCAATGCCTTTTTGTCTCGCCATCGGCTTGCCAATCTTCATCATGCATTGCTTCTTTCAGACTCTCTATAACGCCTTCCATCCATTTATTTGCAAAATCCTCACCCTTGTCTTCCATCTTTAAATAGAACTCCTGCGTGAGCCTGAATGCGATATTAGAGCATTCTGCAAGTGGTATGCGTAATCCGATTACACAGCAACCACCAGACCCTAGGCATTTAGATTCTGAGTTGTTCTGCTTTGCTTCAATAAACCTAATTTGGTTATATACCATATCCAATTTAGCAAAAGTTGTAATATCTTTAGAAGACACTGCTCTTTTCATTGTAATTTTCATTATAATTTTCCTCTTTTCTTTAAGTCATTTTGTTTACGCATCTCTCTGCGTCTTTGTTCTACCATTTTTTGTGCTGGAGATCTTGGTATCTTGGCCTTACCAGCACCAAGATTACGTCCTTTACCTCTGTATTTTAGAAGTTCATACTTCTTACACCAGTTGTAAACTGTTTGAGGACTAGTTTTGATATTGTAATTTTTCTCAAGCAGCTTTACAATGTCAGTCAAGTTCATTCTTTTAGTTACATAATGCTCATATAAAAATGATTTATCTTTGTATGGTTCAAGAGCCATTGATTCCGCCAGTTTTGTAATACCATAAGGCTATTCCTAAAGCATCAACGATATCTTCATCCTCTATGCCGGGGGTATCTACGCCATAAGCAATAGAAACAATATCACGCACTCTTTTTTTTCTTTCGTTCTTCATTTTTATTTGAATTGAGCCTTTCTGCCCATTCTTCTCTAAAGATTCTTTATCCTGCCTGGTCATGTTTTTGTATCCAATTCCCGGCTTCCAACTTAATGGGTTGATATCTCTAGTTCTTATTCCATTTTGATACAGTAAACCCCAAGTAAAACCAATAACATATGAGATGATTCTGCTTGACTGGAAGTTCTGGATATACACAGACTGCTCAATAGCAGCAACATCCGGCTTATAAGTTTTTATAATAACAGTCAATTCTTTTGCTATCTTGTCAAACTTTTCAGGTTCTGTCTTATCTTTCTTAAGATCTATTTTGCCAGTTGCTAACACATTCTTTTCTGTGTCTATCACTGCCCAAGCAAGCGAGTGAGATGCTGGATCAATGGCAATGAGCCTTGACCAAGCCTGCTTTGCAACTATGCTTTTAATACTCACTTATATAGTATAGCGCATATATTAACGCTCTTCTTTTCTAAGCTTCTCTTCATCCCAACCCCATCCAACTAATCGCTGAAGGAATCTTTCGTTCTTGCATTGCTCACAGATATACTCTGTATTGTAGGAAGATAATATAGTAGTACAGTTATCAGTTATACATACCCTTTTCTTAGTCTTATTTTCTTTTTTTCTATAATAGTTTTCTAAGAGTTTTTTATTGGTTACAACTTTGCGACAGTCTGTTGAACAATAAATAGTGTTGTAGACTTTTGCAACGAACTCTTTCTTGCATAATTCGTTACTGCATATCCTTAGTTCACCCTCAAACATTTCCTGACCAGCATTTATCAGCCAAATTGCAGTCTGCACACTTGGCAGAACTACGCTTGTAAGGCTGTACAGGTATCTCTTTGGCTAAGAAAGCCTCATATATCCCTGTGTACTTTTTAAACAATTTATCAATAAAGACATCATCACGCTCCATATATATAGGGAGTATCTCTTGATTGTTTTTATTCTCATAGATGACAAAACCACTCTGCAAGTCCAAGCAGCGCATATAGATTTGTGCTTGGCGAATGTGATCATCTTTAGGCTTGTTATGAAGTTTTCTATAGTGAAAACCCTCATTAGAGATTGATTTAAGTTCAATAAGTTTATGACCATTGATATCAATAATTCCGTCAGCGGTTCCCTCAATAGGTGGAGAGTCATAAGTAACTGGAATCTCTTCCGCAACTAAGATCCCCATACCTCTTAGGTAGCTATACAATCTTTCGTGGACTGCATGGCCATTATCAAAGATACGATAAGTCTGTGACTTAAATTAAGGAGTTACTTCGGTTCCTTCAAAGAGGTAATACCAATATCTAGCACACTGGTTAGTATAACTAGGATGGAATCCACCTACTTTTTTTTGCTCCGGAGTGTTTCGGGTCGCCAAGTAGTCATCAATAGACTTATTCAACTCCTCTACTAACTCTTCGCCTGTTTTTTTAATTAGATTCTCTTGCTTAGGTAAGCGAAGTGCGTTTAAAGATTTCAATTATTTCCTTTTGCGGATAGTTTTAATGTATTAATGTTCTCTTGAAGAGCCTCATACATTGTTTTCCAAATATCATTTACGAATTTGTCGTTATCACTCATGATTGATGACTTTCTCTTAAAAGCTTGAGATTTTACAATCATCATCGTTCTATACGCTGCTAATATATTAGCATACTTGATAGCCTGTGCTCCTACATAAGTCTCAGGATTGTCAATAATATCTTGAACAATCCTCATACACTCAATAAATTCTTCTGCTTTGTCACCCATGTGTTGGGCAAGCAGTTCGGGGCTTACAAAAATATCAGCCATTTACTTCTCCACTTTCTATTAGTTTCTTTAATTCTACACCAATCCACTCGGCTACTGGCGATGCAATTGCGTTTCCGCACATTTTATATCTATTTGTATCGGCAATCTTCTTGCCAGTATAATCAATTGCTGTATGGTTATCAGGGAATCCCATAAGCCTTTCACATTCAACAGGGGTTAATCTGCGAAGTATAAGTTCTGGAGACATGACACCATGTTGTGAAATTGTATCTAATGTATAAGATGGATCACCAACATCTCCAAAGCCTTTGCCTTGTGGTCCGGAAGTATCTGCACGACCAATAATTGTTCCTTGAATTGGAATTGCAATATGATCACCAGAATCAACACCTGTTCTAATTGTGCGATAGATATCTTCAGTAATCTTATTGTTATAACCATCATAAGCGAGGACAGGGACTTGCCCACCGCCAGTTCCCATACGGTGCTTTAATGTTGGAGCCATATCATCATCATAAACACGAACATCATTAACTCTTGTACCATCAACAACTAAAACTGTTGCTCTTGACTCTCCAGTATTATCAAATGCATTAAGCGTTGGAGCTACTGCATTATCAATCCATGATTCATCATCAGTAGAGTTTTGTGCTCTTCTAGACTTTACAAAAGGCTCAAGAACAAAGTTTCTCTCAGGTCGCTTATAATCACTGGCAGCAAGAGTTACTCCGCCTTCTGTCCACTTTGCGTGTCCAGATTGTCCGTACCAGACAGTTTCTGTAGTGCTACTCTCAGTAGTTCTGGCAGACTGTTTCCTTTTCTTTCTGCCCTTCTTAATATCCCCCCTGCTGTCTTCGGGGACAGGTAGTATTTTTCCGCTACTTCTGTCAATGGCTGCAGAGTCCCAGCAAGCGAGGACAAAGATTCTTCTTCTGCGTTGTGCGACTCCGAACCATTGTGCATCCAAGATGTGCCATTCAATTGCCAATGCCCCGATGTTAGCCATTTGGTTGAGGACTTCTGCGAAGTCGTCTCCCTTATTACTTGTGAGGGCACCTGGTACATTTTCCCAGATTGCCCATTTAGGAAATTCTCCATTAGTTGCTTCTCTCATTTCTTTTATTATTCTTATACCTTCAAAGTATAAACCTGAACGATCTCCTTCAAGACCTGAACGCTTACCTGCTACAGATAAGTCCTGACACGGTGAGCCAAATGAAATTAAATCCACTGGCGGTAAATCAGCACCGTTTACATCTCTTACATCTTCAAATTTGGGAACGCTAGGCCAATGTCTTTTTAATACACTTTGGCAATGCTTATCCCATTCAACTTGGAATGAGCATTCCCATCCCGCAGAGTCAAAACCTAAATCAAATCCGCCTACTCCAGCGAATAGACTTCCATACTTTAATTGTTTCATTGCTTCCTATTTCTTTGTAATTGAGTCTAGAAGTTCTAAACCTAAATCGTAAGGAACACGAGATCTATCTCTTGCGCCTTTAATACCTTGTGTGCCGGTTGTTGAACCTCTTGGAGCAGATATATGGCATGTATCTCCATTTTTGCAAGCAACACGAGGCTTCCAATTCTTAACAGCACCCCATAAGTCAGTTGGCTTCATTCTCGTATCTCCATAAGCACAGTAAGTAATTGTATTTCTTTCAAGACCTTCAACAACAGCCAACTTGCGAAGAACTCCTCTTGGGTTTTCAATTAGATAACCATAAGTTGGTTTTAATGTTTCAACAATCTTTCTGATATGTTCAACAAGAATTTGATTCTTAACAGCCATCTCTGTCTTAGGAGTAAATATACCATCGTCTTTTGACCAATGGTGACTAATAGAAGCAACGCTAAAAGCAGT